TTCTGAACTACTACTTGATGAACTAGATGATTCTGAACTACTACTTGATGAACTAGATGATTCTGAACTACTACTTGATGAACTTTCAGAACTAGAACTTGATGAACTTTCTGAACTAGAACTTGATGAACTTTCTGAACTAGAACTTGAACTCACAGAACTAGATGAACTTGAACTTTCACTACTGCTTGAACTTGAACTTTCACTTGATGAACTATCAGAACTAGATGAACTTGATTCTGAACTACTGCTTGATGAACTTTCAGAACTAGAACTAGAACTTGATTCACTTGATGAACTAGATTTTGAACTAGAACTAGATGATGCATTTTCTGTATCCTCAAACTCTACATCACCATCTACCCATTCTACATCATCAGTATCTTTAAAAATTACATCTGGTGAGAATGATGTAGAACTTGAACTTTCTGCAGAACTTTCACTTGAAGAACTTGAAGAACTTTCACTTGAAGAACTTTCAGAACTCTGTGAGCTAGACGAACTTGAAGCGCCACTTACAGCATCCGAAGAACTGGAACTACCACTACTAATAAATGATACATCTTCTGTGTCTCTAAATTCTGCATCCGGTGTGTCTTTAAACCAAGCATCTGGCATGTTATCAAATTCCTTTTAAATAATATTCTGTTCTATATTATTTATACTTTCTATAGGCATAAAAATAGATTATCTTTTATTTAAAAAGAGTAATCTATGATTAACAACATTTTATTTTTTACCTAATTTTACAGCTTTCAAATCTATTTTATCAACCAGATCCATCATTTCTTTATCAGTAAGTTTTCTACTTCTAGTGTCTTTTTCTGCACTAGCCATAAGTTTAGTAAGAGCTTTTTTATCCTTTGCACTTACAATATCTGCAGTATATTTTTTCCATAATTTTGATTTTTCCATTCCATATAACGGACTCTCTATCAAAAGTTTTTCAATTCTTTCTAATAATATATTCATTTTTTATCCCTCTATACTTTCTTTATTTTATAATTCTTATGATGTGTTCTCTCACCTCTTGATGTTTTTATCATACATGAGTATATAAGATTGTTTTCAATACAATACTCTTTTAAAAATTTTGTTGTTGTTACTATACCATCTGGTGACATAATCTTGTATTTTAATCTTCTAACGTTATTTTTACTACTTAAATAATTTATAATTTTTGTTTTTGTTTCTTCTGAAATTATTTTACCTTTATGTGATTTACTTATTTTTGCTTTTATTTCTTTAGAATGATGTTTTCCATAATTGGGATGATTCTCTTTAATATAACTTTCTTTTTTACCTTTACTTATTTGTTTACAATGTTCTCTAGTAAATACCCTGCCTTTAAGTGAATCACTTAACTTCTTCCTATATTCATCTGTAATTATAAAACCATTACTACCATACCCACCATCCGTAAGATTATATCCATTCTGATATTGTCTTGATCTATATTGCTTGATATAATGAAATTCTAAATCATCAAGTTCTTCTCTTGAATCACATTTTTCAATTATTTTATATTTAAAATTCTCCCAACCATGCTTTCTTATAGCTTTATATAAAAGAAGACTAGATGTTCTTGAATCATTTTTATGTCTTCTTATTCGTCTTTTTATATTATTTGTTTGCCCTATATAACATTTTTCATTAACTTTGTTCACTAATTTATATATAACTAACTCATCCATTTTTTATAAATCCTTCATTTCTTTTGCTATTTCAACCATCATCTCTTTCATAAAAATTGTATAATTTTTTCCTAAAAAATTAAGCCCTGAAATGTTAGTAATACTAGGATGGCCACCACTAGATGCCATAATTAAATCCCATGCTGTTATAGTAACTTTTTTAAGAATATTTTTTTGCTTAAATGATAAGGACTTATGTGGCTTGTTTGTAATGTCTTGTATCATATCACGAAATGTGCCTTTAGGGGCAAGACCCTTCAATTGTTTTTCAAATAAAGCAATCAAATCTTTAAATGTAAAACCCATAGCATTGTTATCTTTTATATCTCTTTCAAACATAAATTTTAATGTATCTAATGTGATAATTTTTTTCTCTAACTTACTTTTGAATTTCGGCATAACCTTTTTCATTACCAAGTTTCCAAGATGTATTTTCTTTTCACTTTTTTTGAAAGGGTTAACACTGGCTTGTATCAAACCCATAGGCCATGCTATCAAAAGAAAATCAGCATCTGGATTACTTTTAAATGGTGTGTATCTATCATATCCCTTGAACATAGAGCCACCACCATATTGAACAATGGTATTTCCTATCATTACCTGCTCTCCGTTCTTTAGACTTTTTATTGTATTCAAATCACCTGTTTTTATTTTAGTAGCCTGAACACCAACATATGCCATTTTACCTGATTCAACTTCTTCCGGTGGTTTGTATCCATTTTCTTTTGCCAACTTTTTTGTTACATTGTATATTGAAAGTAATGATGGTTTAGCTTGTAATACCAACTGATCCAAAAAATCTGGTTTGTTTTTATACGCGAGTACAAGAATATTTGTTGCCAGTCCCATCATTTGTCTATTAGCCTTACCAGATAATTTTTTACTTGTTTTATATACGGCTCTCATTACATCATCCGGTGAGATATCTTGAGCTGCAAATCCTGCTGTATCAACTATACTAATTGTTTTTATATCGGCTGCAGGAAATAAATCTCTAGGAGAAATAACTTGAGAAATATATTCGACATTAGAGGGGGTTTTAGCAAAGTGTGCTGATGTTCCTTTTTCAACACCAACTTGTGCATCATGATGGTCTGTATGAATTTTCATAGTTGTTTTACCGTGAGCAAAATCAACCATTACTGCGAGTACTTTATTCTTAGGTTTTGGTACGGTCCATTCTGCACCACCATATTGAATCTTATGAGCTGCAATAGTTTTAATACCATATCCTTTTAAATACTCTTTGATCGCAATTGCAGAGGTTACGCCATCAAGATCCATATGATAGTAGATTTCTGCTGTCTTATATTCTTTACTAAGAGCTGACATGTTACGAATCCCACTCTCATTTATATAATTATTTTCTTCCTCAATCATATTTAATTTATTTAATATATTCACTTTGAAAAACCCTCCAATACTTTAAGTAATAATGTTGTTATTCTTTTCAATTCTTTATAATGTCTACTACTTGTATCTAAATTTTCTGTATGCCCTTTTATTCTAACAAAAGATTTCGGGTTACTCAACAATAAATGAATATCCATTAAATCTTTTAATAACTCAGGTTGTTTATATGCTTCATTTAAATACTTATTTAATATGTCCATTTTATTTTCCTTTTTATATATTTGGTCTTCCAAACATTCTTTCTCGCATTAATAAACTTGTTCCGAGTAAGTATCTTTTATATTCACCATTACCCAACCATTCAATATCTGGATATAATATTTTCTTAACCTTTTCTTCATCATTTATAATAGGTACATTATTTTTCATTAATATTTTAGCTATTTTATGTGATGCCTCCATAAACCATCCTTTTGTTTTCATCAATTCTAAAAGTTTTTTGATAAGAACACTTTTAGAATCCATTTCACCATCTGATGCAAGTAAAACAATTTTATTACCATATTTTTCTTTTCTATATGATATAAACGCATCTGGTTCTGGGTCCGGATTAACATCAATAAGCCATATCATTTTATGTTTAGAGATAAATGTATTGAAATTATCACTACCTAATTCTTGAAACCCTTCACTTCTATATACTTTATTATACATAAACCATAATTTAGCAGAATCAATCTTATCCATTTTAGACATATCAGCAATATACCATTTCTTTTTAGGCATATTTTTTTCAGTAATTATATATTGTTTAAGTCTCATTATGCCTTTTTAACTTTTATATTTTTGATCTCGCCCTTTGTTATATGACCATACTTCATTTGCATTTCAAGAAACTTTTTAAATTGATCTGTGGCATCTTTATCACTTTTAGCAGACATTGGTTTTTTAAATTTCTTTTTACCAACTATTGCTTCAGCATCATAGATATCTTCTGTAATATATTTTTCTAGTCTCATTTCAATAATCTCATTGCGAATTTAGATTTCTCTTTCTTTGGTAATGATGATTTAAACTCTTTTTCTATCTTATTTAAAAAGCTCTTCTTTCCATCTAATATAGCTGAACCAGAATCACGATCAAATTCAAGATCAACATCATTTTTATATTTTTTCCAAATTTCTTTTAATTTTTTCTTTTCACCAGATGACTCTACATCAATTACCAATCTTCCACCCAATTTCTGCTCAACTATAACTTTAGGATTTGCTTTGACCTCAATAGTAGGAGTGATTTTTTCCATCATTGTTTTGATACCACTCATAATCGCCTCAACTTTTACAGGAGATTCTAATGTTATACTATCTTCCCACGGCACCAAATAAGTATCACTAGCAATGATCTCAAGTTTAGCATTTACTGTTTTCTCATTCAGTACTTCCTCTTTGAGAAAATCACTCAAGGCAGGAATCTCTACTACTATTTTACCATCTACTATTGTAATTGGAAAACCATGTTGGATTTCATTTATTACAATTTTCATTGAGCCTCGTAAGTCTCGCATTTCTACTCCACTTACCTTGACATCAAATTGTAATGATTTTTTTTCGTTTACATTTAAGTTTATCATTTTTATACCTCATCTAATAATGTAACTTCTATACTTTTCTTTTCTTTTTTTAATTGTTGGACCATAGATACAATCACTACTGGCTTCTTTCTTTCAACTCCACCACCAGCTCCACCAATCCCACCACCTGGAAGATATACAGCCTCACCTGCACCTGCAGTTCCTACTGTTCCATATAAACCCATTGTTGCTATTGAAACTGAAATTGTCTTATCTCCTTACTATACCTTAATTTGTGACCAAGTAGTGAACTTGCCTGGTGCTGTAGATGGTGCTGTTATTGTATATGTGCCTATAACATCATTTGTTGTTCCTACGGATCCAGCAACTGAATATATTCTCACTCTTGCTGATGTAAGATTATTATCAGAATCATATGATGGTTGATCTATATATATATTCTCATGCATCAAACCTAGTATTCTCTTTAAATCTGCTGAAGAAGTATTTAATATATCACCAAATGAACCAGATGCTGTATGACCAGATGATTGTTCATCCCAAACTGCATCTGCTATTACCGATGGTGAACTACCACCACTCATATTATCCAAAGCATATCCTGTACTTCCAGCACTTACATGTTCTGATAAAGTTTCATCCCAAACAGCATCTGCTATATCAGCTGCTGTTATAATATTTATTGATGAGACTTCCATATAATCAATAAATAAATCATGTGATGCATTATAAGTTGTTACATGATGAATCAATCTTACTTTAACCTCATTATTATTATTTCTATTAATATGTCTTTCATAATATTCATGGCTATATAATGCATCTGAAGTATTACCACCTGGTAAAAATTCTTCATATAATAATTCCCATGTTCCACTTTCATAATTTCTAGCCCATAAATCTATATGATGTGTTGCTGTTGGTTGTCCATTATATCTACCAAATACTGAAAAATTTCCTGGTCTATATTCTGTTCCTGGTAAATTAAAAATCATTTCTACAGTTATACCATCTGATACTGATTCATCTATTTCCCAATATGTATTATCACGAACAGAAGCTGAAGAATATGTTCCAGATGCTTCAGTACCATAAATAACAGCACCACTCACTGCAGTACTTTGATTTGTAATAACACTTGATCTTATATCAGATTTTGTTGCGATCTCACCACCAAATGTTCCTTTTATTGTATGTTCTGATGTGTGTTCACTCCAAACAGCATGTGAAACAGTTTCCTTTGATAACAAGCCGTCAGAATTTACAATAGATATTCCAGTTGAATTATCATTAAGAACACCAATACCACTAATTACAATAGTTCCTGCGGATACTGTAGGTGATAATGTAACCATACCAGCATTAAGACCAATTCCTACTTCTTGATTTGAATCACTTAGATTTTCTATTGTTATCAAGCCTGAGTAATTTGGCATTGCGAGACTTTGCCCTGAATCTCCCATGTTTATTATCGGAGGATCGTCTTGATCTACTGTGTAACAATCGTTTATTATAGCGTTTTGTCCGCCCGCCAACTCTATATCCCCAATTAATCCGCAATTTAATATGCTCCCATTTACATAAGTTAGATCAACAACCATAGAATCAGAAATAAAATTTTCACCATCCAATGTTCCTGTAACCGTAGCATTTTGAATCTCACATCCTGATGTATTAGTAATTGAATCAATAGTAATAAATGATCTATTTGGTGACTGACCAATAATTTCAAAATTATTAAAATCATTTGATCCGGTCATTGTAGCATTACCATTTATATACAATCGAGTAAGTCCTCTAACACTTGCAATAAGTAACGCATCTACAAAATTATTTACAGGTAATTGAGGCGTTCCTATTGGAAAAAGTGTTCCACTTGATCCATTGGATATATCTACAGTTACTCCACCATTAAAAGAAGCATACTCAATTTGTGCATTGTTAATAAGACCAGCAGCATTATTAACAATAAGAGATACTTGATTCGCAACCTTTACGTCAGCTATATTATGATTGGCTCCTATACAATTTATAGTATATTGTCCGTCTTCAAACTCCACAGTATATGGATATAATATTTCTACAATTCGCGCATAAGTAAGGCCAGATAGTGTAACTTCTGTATTGTGTGTATGTGTCTTATATAAATAAATACCATAATCGGGATCGTCTTCATAATCTTTAAGCCATAAACGAAAATTATTGACATCAAGTTCTCTCACTTCTGGTGATGGTTGTATCAAAGTTAAATCCACTTTAGGCACATATATAACATACGTTAATGGGTTTATAGAAATCATAAATACACAATTCCATATTTATTTGTTTTAGTTTGTCCAGATAAAACAGCATTTAACGTTGTTCTTTTTATCCCTATCTTATCTGCTGCTTCTACAATTGAATGATAAATATCTCCGGTATAAATATTTATTAAATCTTTTGTAGCCCAATGTTCTTTTCCAACACATTTTCCAGTTCTGTTTTTAATCATTTGTTCTTTAGACGCTAGTGACATCTTTTTACCCTTATTTGGACTTGGAAGCCCCTTATGAGCCTTTGACATTTTAACTTTTGCTTCTTGTATATGAGTTTTTCCATAAAACCCATTACCCATACCACTAAGTGCAATTGATATCTTTTTTCTATGCTCTTTGGTTAATTTTATTCCGAGTTTGTGACGGCGTATTCTATCTTTAGTTTCTTGTGTGTGATGTCGTCCTCCCATTCCAGAAGTTACTTCTTTCGACATATTATAATTACATGAATAGTTATCTAAAAACCATTGTTCGTACTCAAGCCGATCAGACGGCTCACATATCAAAACTACGCTGAAATTAAACCACTTTCTTCCATGCTTATTCCATGAGCGTTGCAAATATCTAGAACAATGATCTCCATGATTCAACGACCTTCTATGCTCTCCCCATCTCTTTTTAATATTGATGGAACTTCCAATATAATATTTCCCATTGATTTCATTTGTTATCTTATAGATTCCAGTTAATGGGTTTATAGAGATACTCATCTATTTTACACCTCACTATCACTATAACTAGTTGTTCCTCTTTTATAAAACTCTTGTTGCAAAGTAGCTAACTGCATTCGTCTTTGATCATTTTGTTGATCCATTGCAATCATTTTATTTTGCAGTAATTCAATTCTTGCCGTTAATTCCAATACCATCTTACGAGTTGCGTTAGTAAACTCCATCATAGATTTTAAATTTCTAACTTGAACCTCTTCTGATGCCTTGATAGCTTCTCTATCTCCGGCTTGTACATCTTCACTCATAACATCTCCTTTTATTTTTACTCATCTAATACCAAAACTGCTGTGGCTTCCAATCCATCAGCAGTATCAATAGTACCACTAATCGAACCTTCTTTATAATATGGACTACCTGATGATCTTCTTGCCCATCCAGTAATTGGTTGATCACTTGCATATACTCTAGTTGTGCTTTTTACTCCAAGAGAATCTGTTAAACCATACAGAGCAACAAATGTAGATGTAATTGTACCTGTAGGGCTACTACCAGGAGTACTTAACATTGTATAACTATAACTACTACTACTAATCCATGTCATTTGAAATACACCCTCATTTGCAGAAAGTGTTCCACCATCAATAGTAACATAATCATTACTTGCCATTCCATGTGCAGCATGAGTTACTGTTGCTGTTGTACCACTATTTACAATTCCAGTTACAACATCTTCAAATGGAAAATCTCCTGTTCCGTCTTTTGCTTGAATATAAACTAAAGCACCTGATACTGGTACACCTGTAGTAGTATTAACTGTTGTTTTTATAGTTACCGCTCCAACAATTACATTTACTGTGGCTCCCGCACTTCTTACATGATAATCTTGAGTCACGCCAGTACAATCTGTCATTGTTAGATTTACAGTTCCAGAACCTATGTTTATATAGATTGCTTTATTAGCTGCTGTACCAGGATCTGCAGTATCATACCCTGTGAAATCACATCCTGTAAGTTCAAAATCTGCAGCAGTTCCACCTACTTCTAATCCATGTCCTGTACCACTACTTACAAAAGTGCAGTTGGTTAGCAGAGCAGCGTTGGCTGGAGATGAGACAATTACGGCTTTCGCAGCATCGCTTGTTTCTTCAAATACACAGCTATCAAAATCACCACCACCAGTAGTCACCAGTCCGCATCGTCTAAAAATTCTACTTGTAAGGTCTGCGTTTGATTGATATATGAACGTACCCATATCAGTAAAAACACCACCTACGTCAATATGGGTGCAATTATCTACCATTTCCAGATCACCAGGGGATACTGTAGAAAGAGATTGGATACTTATATTTGTCCACTCAACATTTGAAGAAGC